TTTCGCAGGAATTGTGAGAACAGTAGTCAATGTTAGAAAAAATAAAAATAACAGAGACGTCAAGCCCATTTCTCATTGACCGGAAGAGAGGGGGGACGCCGCGTCGGCGGCGGTTTTCCTCGTTTCAGTCTTGATCTTGCGCGCGGCGTCGCGCTTGGCAATTCGGGCCAAGAGCGCGGCCTTGGAGTCCGCGTCGGGTTTGATTGGATCTTTGTCTTTGGCGTCGACGGGGTCGAAGTCCTTGAACAAGCCGATCGCTTGGAGTTCGCCAATCATCTTCTCGGTGAGCGCACGCTGAGAGACAACCTGCGCATTGAGGCGCTTGTTTTCAGCCTCGAGATCCGACTCGAGTTGCTGCAGCGTCTTGCGTTTGTTGCCCATGAGAGTGTCAGTTGGCATGCTACCGAGACGAACAACGCGAAGAGCGATTTCGGAAGCGGCGGCGGTGATGTACGTCCCGTTCATCTGAACGGAAAACGCACCGATATCGAAGCGGCTGAGAGTGTTTGGAGTGCCGCGTGTGGTGATGGTCACGACGGCGGAGATGAGGCAGACGCCAAGCGCTGTGTCAGTGTAGTAGGAATCAACAGGACCAGAGTTTCCACCTGGCATCGGCCAGGGCTCCGAAGTGATGCCACCAGAAGACAGCTCAAGGGCCCACCCGGTGGCGGTGCCGGAGTTTGCGTTGCCTTGCATGATCACGTCAACGGAATAGATGCCGGTCGGCAGACAGGTGACCCAGGTAGCGCTGGTGAACTCGTCGCGCTCGAGAGCGGCGTAGGTGGACAGGACCCCACCCACGTCGGCGGAGGGCTCAACCGGGGAACCGGCAAGCCCAAACAAGTTCCACTCATCCGACCCAGTGCCAGTGCCGTTGCTGGCGAATGCGTTGAAGAACTCACCATTGAGGCTGACTCCGTCGTCGACCTGCGGGAGGCGCATCTCGACCTCGTACGCGGCGTAGAACGAACCGGTCGCGGTCGAGTCAACGTCGGTGATCGCGAGCACGTCCAACGTGCCCGGGGAAATGAGGCGCTCGTCGGAGCCGTCGGCGTCCAGATAGTAGTCCTGGGTGCTCTTGTCGGGATAATACCCAGCGAGTCCAACGGTCCAGGCTTGGTTCTGCTCGTAGCCCATATGGCCACTTGCGTTTTGGATGATGCGTGTGGCGGTCTCGGTGGCGGGGTTGATGACGTCGTCAGGATCTGTGTCGATGTACATGCCCAGGGCACCTTCGGTTGTGCTCGCGCAGGACGGCTCGTAGATGAGAGTGAACTTGCGGAACTTGAAGCGCTCGTAGAGCCCAGCGAACGACTGCAGGCGAGTGCCGAGGAAGGTGGCGGACATAGGGTTCATGTCCATGGAGGCGACAATGTCACCGGCAACGTAGCCAATGGAACCATCAAACGGCCCAATGTACTCCATGCCGGAAAAGCGAACACCGTTCAGCTTTCCTCCTTGGGAGATGCCCTTGAGGTCACACAGGCCACACAGCGGCATGACCGACGCCGGGGTGGCGAGACCAACCATGTTGGATTGCGCGCCCATCCCGTGGGCATTGAAGCCCGCGAGCTGAGCGTTGGCGATGGACGGCGCGTGGCCATTGGAGGCCAGAAGAACGGGCAGAAGCTCCGGAATGATGCCGGCAGCAACGCGCGCCGCGCCTTTGAGGAAGTTCATGAAACCCTTGCCCTTGCCCTTCTTCTTCTCGTGCTTGCCAAAGCGGTTCAACTCGGTTGACAGCCCAGAGCCAAGAGCACTGGCGACGCCCGCTCCACTCGTTGAGTAGAGAGCGGGCCCGCGCGGAATGCCTCGAGGAAGGTTGAGCTTGATCGCAGTGCCGCTATGGAACGGCATAGGCGATGCTCGGGACGAACCGGCTGGCTTGGACGTGCCAGTGGAAGCGCGTGGCGCCTTGGACACAACAAGCTGGGTCTTCGCAGCGGTACGCGGAGCAGCCTTCGCGGACGACGGGCCCGGTTTCGAACGAGATAAGGGGGGGAAGGTCTTCAGTGGAGCCTTTTTGGCGCCCGAAGGGGAAGGTTTCTGAGGAGGAGGACCCATAGCAGAGAGATGCACAAGAGCCCAGTTTGAAAGAGAAGTTGGAGGCCGGAGGCGAGCGGATTGCGGGAAGAAATGGTGGGGCTTTAACGAAACAGGCGTTAAAGGGGCTGATTCATTTAGCGACGACCCCTCCAAACCAGTATGAAAATGCCTATAAGTAGCGTCAGAGAACAAACCCCGCATGTGCGGGCGTGTCTCATCGGGGTACCGCTCGATCAGGAATGAGACGTAAGAACGAACGTATTTACGCGCGCTCTCGACCGGCCAAACCAACATGAGAATGGAAGTAGCCCGCTGGAACTCAATGCCAACGGGAATTCTGTCACACCAAGCGAGGGTGTTAATCATCTTAGAGATGCGAGGAACGCGGCACAAAACGCCATCGACAACTATCGAATGGTGAGCACCGCAAAATTCAGCTTCAACTATAGACTCAGTTTCGTCGTACAACTTGATCACAACACCAAACTCAGCCCACACTTCACGCATGGGGGGTTCGGTGCACGTCGTCTCAGAATAACCAATGAGGTCATCGTCACCAACGACTGATAAAGCAATTTCCTTGCGAAGGTCATCGAGCGACCATGCTGGATTGCACACGAGGAGCCAATAGGCAACTAGATAAATGACAGATATAGTGTTAAGGAAGATAGTAAGAAACCAACCAGACGGATTGCCGCAGTGTTTGCGGAACATAGCACCGTCGGTGGTAATAAGAATGGAGAAAAGAGCTTGCGCGAGCAGGTTGAAGTTTGAAGCATCGCTTCCAGCATTCACCTCTCCCAAAACCTGCAACAGCTGGTTGAAAAAATGGGTTTGCATGCTAGCGTCGCAACCCTTGATGTCGCCAAAGCCAATTTTAAAGCTCTGAAAGAATTTTCGAAGGAGTTGATTCCATCCACCGTAGTAAAACTGTTTGCCAACACCCGAACAATTGTTGGGGTCGGCGTACCAAAGTTGGAGGAATTTGTGGTAGCGGCGCAGGCAGCTGAGATGGTGAAACATGGGAGCGCACATGAACAAGCGCGTCTCTTCGTTTTCTATTTTTTGTTTTTTTAGCATTTCGCGTTTGAGTGATACAGAGAAAAGAACGGGGTCTTGAAAGTCAGAAGTCTCAAGGCGGGAATCCCAGATAACCCACGCGGCAAACACCTCATCAGTGAGGGCTTCGCGTTTTTGAGCTTGAGAGAATCCGTAACCGGGAGAACCCTTTGAAGCCTCAGTCGTAAGGAAATACTCACGCGTCTCGTCATGTGACATATAGGAATCCTCAACAAAACACGCTGTCATCAGATCCAAAACGAACCGGGTGGCCATAGCATTTGCTTGGCGCTTGGGCTCGGTATCAAAGGTAGGCAGCGATGGTGAGCGGTCCCAATCTTTGAGACGCTTGTATTCAATAGCGGCTGAGACGCGGGCGGGCAAGAACTGCCCCATGACGTCTTCGTAATCCCCGTGCACTTTGCGAAAGTCACGGAATGCATGAGAGGGACTGATCCACGGTTTATAAGGTATGCGACGGTGGGGGTCGCGGCCAACGCAAACGAGGTGCTCGAACTGCGATGGCTCTGAATGTTGCCAGTTCAACCAAAAGTGGTCAGAACCGAACTGGCTTACTCTTTTAAACACGGAAGCAACACGAAATAGTTCGGTTGCTGCTTGCCCGTGCTGCCGGTGTGAATACCGATCACGCGGTTTCCATCAATCATGACAGGAGAGCCTGAGCAAACATCAGTGGAAGCGGCAGTGTAGAGGAACACGCCTTTGTCAACCGAGACAACCTTTCCGGCGGAAATGCCAGACCAGTCAACACGATAAACAGTGGTAGTGAGGAGTTTTTTTGCCATCGGCGATTGAAGCAGCGCCGAGGGTCTTGGGAATATTGGACCAAACAATGGATGATGTAAGACACTGCATCACGTCAGCGCCCTTCTCTTGGGCGAAAATCGTGCGCGGACCGACACCACAAACCTTCAGATGCGTGGGGGTTTCACGGCGGAGGAAATAGAACTTTCCTGCGGCACCGTCCTCCACGGCATGGGTTTCAACGTGGTAATTCGTCCACACGCGACCGTCAACAATGAAGCAAGAACCAGCGCCGAAACGCCCCATGAGGGACTCCGGAGTGGTAGCCTCAACAAGCTGACCCTGCGTAAGTTCAGGTTCCGACGGGAGGCGATAACAGATAGCCATAATGTTGGAGCAAGTAGTAATAGGAATGATAGAGTTGCCAAGCTGAGCAGCCTCCGGTTTGGGGATGGACGAAGCAGAGACGAGAGGGGAATCGTCAACAGGCGTGATGGGCTTGGAGGGAGCAGTGACGGTGCCAACCGTGGGCTTGCCCACCTCCTGCTTCGCCAACAAAACAAACAACCCAGAGAGCACAGGGGCGATAGTAGTGATTGAGAGTTTGCCAAGGTTGAGCGTGGATGATTCGTCTTCACGCATTTCCTTTTCGAACTCGTGTTCGGCGGCCAGGAGGGCTTTTCCTTGCGCGGCAACTGCCTTGTCAAGAATGGCCTGGTTGACGTGTCGAGCTCCGATGCGAGCGATAACTTGATCAAGTTGACGCTCGTCACCGGCAATTCGCGCGCGGTACGCATTCATTTGAGTACGGGCAGCACGTCGGCCAGGACCATCAGTGGGACCCTCACCGGCGTCGCGGAAAGCGATGTACGCACTCGCGTCGGCAATGGACTTTCGGACGGCTTTGGACAAAGCCTCGCGCAATTCGTCTTGTGTGGCGTTAGCGGGAAGGTTGGCGATGTCACTAAGCTTGTCGTAGTCTTCAATAGTGTTCATCTTACCGCCGTGGGCTCCTTTATGAGCGTTGGCAGTGCGACGTTCCTTCTTTACAAAACGGCCCTTGATGTACAACGGCGTTTCGCGCTTGGAAGATTCTTTGGTTTCTTTTTTACGCTCCGATGGTTTTAATTCGGACCAATCACAGACGGTGACGGTGGTCTTCAAGAGCGGGAGAACGTTTACGAGGTCGGCGTTAACAAACTTGACGATATCATCGTCAGATGAATAGTAGACTTGGTCGTTTTCCTCAAAGATCTTTTGGTGCGCGGCACCGCGGGCGTCATGTGTCATAATTACATCCCAGAGAGGACGCAGGAGATCCATCTTGCGCTCCTTCAACTGGTAAGTGTAGACTCGAGCCCAGAACCAGAAGGATTTGCGGAGAGACTCGGACTTTTTGGCGTCGTCGACAAGCGACCAACGCACAGTCTCAAGAACTTGCCCAGCGGTAAGAGGTTTTTTGGAGTCCTTCTTGTAACTCGGCTTGGATCCCATTCCAACCAAGGCTTTCGCTGCCGCAAGAATCTGACCAACCACATGGGCGGCGGTGTGTTCAAAGGCGGCATGGGCGATCTTGGTATTGATAGGGGAACTAGCAGACTCGGCTTTCTTCTCCTCGGCCTCATTTATGCCAGTAATGCGCTTGAAAAACTTTTTAATCGCCTTCGTCCAAGTGGGACGCCAGACGATCCAGCACACGACAGCAAAAAACACAACAGCGACAGTGATCCAAACGCGCCACGAAGTGCGGGCGATTTTCCACATGCCGGAAATTGAGAGGTCAGGAGGGTTTTGAATTGCACGAGCCAGCTCGATAGGGGAAACCTTGCTGGGCTCAGAAGAGAGAGATTGGGAAGCGGAACGTAGAGAAGATACCACAGCCGTGGCGTCCTCGTCAAGTTGCTGCTCGGTTTTTGGAGCACTTTCGGTGGCATCACCACCTTCAGTTGAACCTTTGCGCCAAAGCATAAGATCAGACCATCCGAAACCCGGACGGGAGTTTTGAGGAGCCGGGCCGTGCGCCGAGCGATGAGCGAGATCAGTCTCGCCAACACCAGCAAAAGCACAAAAGGCGGCCTTGAAAGCCTTGGAAATGTCAGCAGTCACAAAGTCAAACTGACGTAAAGTAGACAGCAAACCAAGGAACTCGGACAAAACCTCAAAACCTGAAGCAATGAACAAAGTAACAGCAACGAGGGACATAACACGCGACAGCGGTTTGTTCCGTTTAAGTCGTTTTCCAGCCTCTTTGTACAACTTGGGACGAAAGAGGAGGATGAGACCCATGACCACTAGAACAGCGGCAAAGATCAGTGAATATGAGATCCGGCGCATGCCAGACGCAACTGCGTTCAGTTTGGCACGCACGGAATTGGCCCGCTTGGCCAGGCGAACAACCTTGGCCAGCGGGCGGGCCGCGACGGCAATCGAACTGGCGCCACAAACAGCGGCGGCAGAATAAGCAAACCACCAGGGAAGGGCGGCGATGCCAAGGGCGGGGAACATGAATGAGAAAGCGAACAAACCGAACGAAGCAGCCGGAAGGCCACCATAGGTCAAAGCGCCCAACGGGTGTTCTTTCACATCATCAAAAATCAAACGAGCGAAGAAGGAAAACGGAGTATACCAACGGACGTCGGCCGAACGACCACCAGAATGGCCACGGTCGACCGCGGGATCACGTTTTTCCTTCTCAAGTTTCTTTTCCAGCGCGACAGAAGCCGCGTGGCTGTTGATGTGAACACACTCAGGGCATGTGAGTTCCGGACCAATGGGCTCGGTGAGAAAACCAGAGTACCAACAGTCAGGTTTGAAGGTATGGGAATCGTGGCCCCAGTGGTCACCGGGAGCCGTAATGATGCCATCCTTGTTGAACTCAACATCAGGAGACATGTTGTCAAGCCAAAAGCGCGGAGAAGCAGCGCAAATGGGACGGGAGCTTGCTGCACTACCCTCTGGGATAGGTGGGCTGGGCGAAGACATCAGAAAAGACGAAAATCGCACAGAATACACAAAAACGAACAGGGGGTCAAGGTGGGC